AAATTATTCAAAAAGAACCTGGTAATATGAAGTTCTCAATTTATAAACAAACTCTTGCGGATCTTGAAGTGGACATAAACATAGGTGATTATCTTGGGTATTACGAAACTGAAGATTATGTTAGATACTATACGGTTGTTGATGATGGATTGGTTGTGTCGGACTTAAAACATACTTACGGGGGGTATAAACCTTTCTATAGAACAATAACGGCTACTTGGGTTAGCGAAAATGAATTTAAAGGAATATAATATATTATGAAAATTGTTATTAACGAATCTCAATTTGATTCTTTATTTATTGGTAAAAAGGTTATGGTTTATTATAATCTACATAAACATACTTTTTCAGTGACATATGATGGTAAAGTTATTATGCATGCCGATTATGTTAAACTTGGTGATGTTGAATTTAGAGTTAGACAAGGAGGTAAAGAAAAAGTTAGGAATGAAAAAAGTAAAAATGTACACGCATTTGTAATAGGTAAGCTATTGGATTATTGTGAGTTTCCTTGTGAGGATTTGCCAGTAAAACCATTTGGAAAAGCCGTAACATACGACCCTTATAAATTTGATACTTTTGTGTATAAAACTACTCAAGAACCAGTTTATAATGCTAATGAAGTTGATATGATAAATTCTAAAGATAAAATCTTTGTAACTGAAAGTTAATATGGGATTTCCAAAGCAAATAAAAAAAACATTACCTTTAGTTCCAAAAAAGACTCTTTCTGCAAGAAGAGAACAATTGTTGGAGTATATAAACAAAGACGGGACTTATCTACCAAAATCAGTATTACATGCGGATTTAGATAGAGGTATGTTAGATTTTGTTAAAAATGATTTAGAAGTAGTCGTTGCTGGATCAAAAGTTCCTATGATTGATATTCTTATTACCACTCAAAACTGGTCCCAATATGTTGAAACCGCTTTGTTTGTAGATTTGGATTATAACCCCACCCCACCTTTTATTACGGTGGTAAGAAGCCCCGAAGTTAAATACGGAACAAACCCATCACTTCAATATACAATTCCAAATAGAAAACAATTCTATTATGCTTCCGTTCCTACTTGGAATGGTAATGAACAAGGTATGGATATATACACAATTCCACAACCAGTTCCTGTTGATATCAACTATAGTGTAAAAATTATTTGTAATAGAATGAGGGAATTGAATGAATTGAATAAAATTGTAATGCAAAAATTTTCTTCAAGACAAGCATATACTTTTATCAAAGGACAATATGTTCCAATCGTTATGACTAATATTTCAGATGAATCTCAATTAAATTTAGATTCAAGAAAGTATTATATACAATCATATGATTTTACAATGTTAGGATATCTTATTGATGAAGATGAATTTGAAGTAAAACCTGCGATACAAAGATCGGTTCAATTATTTGAGTTTGATGCAACATCAAGTAGAGGAAGAAAGAAAACGGGCGAAGTTGATAATAGTTTTGAAAAAAACTTTTTATTTATAAATTCAAATGATGTTTTGTCTGATAGAATAGATTTTACCGCAGACATGAGTTTAATTTCTTCTAACAATATCAACACATACGATGTTTATATAAATGGAGATTACTATGGATCAGATGTCCAAAAAATTCAAATAACAACTAATGATATTTTAAGAATTGAAGTTATAAAAAATACTTCGGGGGAAGATGCTAATATTTTGTTTGATAACAGGTTAGTTTAATTCTCTCCATATATATCTTTCTTCTCTTTACACTTTTCGTAAATTAAATTTTCCAAGAATTTATAAATTTTTATACCCCTCTTATCACAGTATTTTTTGAGGATATCGTGGGCTTCAGGGGATATTTTTAGATTTTTAATCTGTTTCTTTATTTTCATAGGCAGAAAAAAGGTAGAATTTATTCTCACCGTTTATAAATACATATCAAAAAGTCAAGTTTTTTCGTTCTTTATCGAATATTTATCATTAAAATAAATCTGCAATAGAATAATTAAATAATGGCAACATCACAAGCAAATCAAAAAGTTTATGTATCACCTGGAGTATACACATCTGAAACGGACTTATCCTTCGTAGCACAGAGTGTGGGTGTTACCACATTAGGTTTAGTGGGAGAGACAATTAAAGGTCCCGCATTTGAACCAATTTTTATCACAAATTATAATGAGTTTCAAACTTATTTTGGGGGTACTGAACCAACAAAATTTGTTAATACTCAAATCCCTAAATATGAAGCTGCATACATTGCAAAATCATATTTACAACAATCCAATCAATTGTTTGTAACAAGAGTTTTAGGATTGTCAGGATATGATGCAGGACCATCTTGGAGTTTAAAATTAATTGCAAATGTAGATCCTACGACAATTGGGTTAGAACCTAGTGTTGGAACTGTTTGGTCCGCCAATTTTACGGGGAGTTCAACAGGAAATACTGTATCATTTTTAAATCCTGGAAATTTACCTCCAAGTGTTGAACAAAATCTAAATGTACAATATAGATTACAGGACGGAAGTGTTTCTACTCTACAAAAAGATTTTAATAGTTATCTTGATAATATCATGGATGCTCCTAGTTTGTCAGGAACAAATGCTATTATATATGGATCAATACCAAATAGTGATTGGGACAGTTTAGATTCTTCCTATTCAGCAATAACAAATGCTTATAAAACATATAATACTAATTTGTATTATAATGATTTGACGGCATCATCAAATGATCCTTGGTATTATGCTAATTTTGAAATTTCTTCAGTAAATAATTATAGTGGATATTCTTTTTACTATGATGTAACCGCTCTTACTTCTGGTGGAACTATAAGTAATCCAACATTTTCAGGAACAGTTTCAGGTAAGTATTATACATTTACCGGTACGGCTTATACCGATTATAATAATATGGTCGTTGCTACATTGAGGTCAAGAGGAATTTCACTTTATAGTAATAGTTCATCTAGTGATAATCACGGACCAATTTATGAAGTTACCGGACTAACTGATGTTAGTTTAATTTGTACTGATCAATATTCTAATATAGATAAAAATCCTTACGCAACATTTTTAATAAGTGGTGTTACTAAAAATAATTCAACATTCCAATTAGAAACTTCTTTATTGGCGTCCTCATCAAAATATATGACAAAAGTTTTTGGAATTGATAACTTTGGTAAATCAAGAACTCAAGTTCCTTTGTTTGTTGAAGAAATTTATCAAGGATCATTAAATTACGCATATAATAAAGGTTATATTCGTGGTTTGGTTTGTGATTTAATTGCTTTACCTGATGCAAGAAGTGAAAATCCTTCATCAATAGCTTGGAATTTGGAAAAATATCAATCACCTGAAACCCCTTATTTGGTTTCCGAGTTGAGAGGTAATAAGGTATACAATCTTTTTAGATTCATATCAATTTCTGATGGTGATGCTGCAAATACTGAAGTAAAAGTTTCAATTGCAAATTTATCATTTAATAATATGACTTTTGATGTGTTAGTTAGAAACTTCTATGACACAGATGCAAATCCTATAGTTCTTGAGAAATTTACTAATTGTACTCTTGATCCTTTAACCAATAGCTTTATAGGTGTTAAAATAGGAACATCTAATGGGGAATACGCTTTAATTTCAAGATATATAATGGTTGAAATGGCAGATAATGCACCGGTAGACGCGTTACCTTGTGGATTCCGTGGGTATACTCAAAGGGAATATGAATCAGTTGAAAATCCTTCACCAATGATTGTTTTTAAAACAAAATACTATTATCCTGGTGAGACAATTTATAACCCTCCTTTCGGAACTTCTTCTGGTGGTTCCAATACTGTTGAATCTGGCGGAGATGTTGTAAGAAGAACTTATTTAGGATTTTCAAGTCAATTTGGTATTGATGATTCTTTCTTGGGTTATAAAGGTAAACAAAACCCAATAACTGATTGGGCTGACGCAACCGATTCAATTCCTTGGAACTATTTGAGTAAAGGATTTCATATGGACTCTGGAGCAACTGTAGTAACAATTGCAAACGCATTCCAAACAAGTGGTCAAACCGCATTTGAATGTGGAGTTGCTGACTTTAGAAATGATCCAGAAACTCAAGAAAACCCCTATTACTTTATTTATTCAAGAAAATATACTGTATGTTTTGCAGGTGGATTTGATGGATGGGATATCTATAGAGAATATAGAACTAACCAAGACAGATTCCAATTAGGATCTTCAGGTTATTTGGCAGGAGCAGCA